ATGGAGACGATATTATAAGTGTACACTCATCCTATTCTGGGTCACAACTATGGAACGAAATTGCTGGGAAATGTAATCTGAAAGGTCAAGAAAAAAAACTGCTTACGGACTCTACTTACCATGAATACTTGCGTATAATGGGAACCAAAAGTGGTGAGTTAAGAGGATGTTTGGCTAGAACGTGTGCCACTTTCGTAAACGGAAACTGGGAAACAGATACACTAGGTAGTTTCGACAATAAAATAGCAGAGGTTTTTTCAACTATAGGAGTGTTAAAACGACGAGGAATGCAGAGTAGCAAAGTTGAAAAACTGTGGTCTCAAGCATTTAAAAGAATGTGCAAAAACTTCAATTGGAATGACAGTGTCACCAATCAAGCATGGGCTAAAGTGCAAGGTGAAAAAGTAGAGGATACTAGAACAGAAGAGGAAAGGGAAATGACCAAGAAAGAGCTTCGCCGAGCACAAAGGTTGAATGTTGATTACAGCAAAATGCCAAGTGAAGTAACTCAGCCTTACATGGACAAGCTTATCAAAAAATTACCGAATTGGGTCAATCCATCAGCGGCAGAAAGAAAGCGTATGAAAAACAGGTTACAAGAGTCAACTTATGGAACCGAATTACCAGTCAAATACCAAGATGTTTTGTCCTCATCAAAAGATACTATCTTAAGCCTAAAAGTTCGTAAGCCAAACTGGGAAGACGTAGACAAAAATGTGGACGTTGGAACAACTCCGGTAATCTTAGACATAAAAACAGCTAGCAAAAGAGTTAATACCGTAAAAGCTGATTGGAGAGTGCGTAATCACATAAGAGCATATAATATATTACTCAGCTCCATTCAAATACCAAAAGGCTACTCAAAATATGATCTACTGGCACATTTAACAGGTTTCCCTCCTGATATGATACGGCAAGTTCTTGACTCCAACACCCGTGCAACACGATTTGCAGCAGAAAGAGCAACGCATTATAGTGCAGAGCTCCTATCGTTCCTAAATCAAGTAAATTGGGCGACTGCGGCAAACAACATAGACTCACAAGTGTGCGTGGATGTCAAGATATTAGGTGACGATTACATACCGCTGCGTTTAAGTGAAATGATGTTATACTAATACACAATAACAACATAGCGTAAAAGTAATCACAAACACAATACTTTATCGTTACTAACGATAATAATCCAGAAATGGAGAAAGAAGAAG